GCGATAACATCGCACAGTATACCTATAGCGCTTTCTGGATGAAGTCGCTATTGTCGGATCTCTCACACGATTAAACTCCTGTTCAAGACGTACGTCTTGACGTTCGTATAATCTGTAAGAAATCCCGTACTGTGCCATCCGATTCGTTTGACGAGATTCTTTTCGACGTCGATGAACAACATTATATGGTGTAAACCATGGTAATGTTTCGTCAACTAGAAAATCATCTCCATCAATTAATGGAGCTCGAAATAAATCACATATCTGTTTTCCGAGAATTTTTCTTATTAATAAGAAAGTTCGAGGAAAGAGATGTCTGTGACCAGATCGAACCCATGAATTGTGCCAAATGAACAAGGAACTCGTGCTAATGCCATTCTTGCAAAAGAATGGCCTCACATCTGTTCCTCGGAAGAAATCCCCTCCGCAGCTTTCGCGAAATGGGCCTTCCCAGTAACTCTTTTCAGAGTTTACAGAGAAACCCACGTCAGAAAGGATCTTTTGTAAAAGATCAACTGCTTGTTGAGGGATTATGATGTCGTCACCGTAGACCGAAACCTCTGAAGTGCTAATTCCTAAGTATTTACATACGCAGTATGCAATACTATGGAACATCAGAGTTTCGAGCTCAAAGGTGTAACCGTTGCCCATAGCTGAGAATTTGTGGTAAGTATACCACTCTCCGTCTATTGTGTAACGTTTACTTCTTGTACGATCCAAAAGATCGAACCAACCAAAAGGTAATAAATCCATAACAATACCATATGAAATGGTATCGCTAGCGGATTTAAGATCTATGGTTGCGAGCTGTCCATGCACAGATGATTCTTGTGCATATCTCCTATGGGTCTCTTGCGCATGACGCAAAAGAAGTCCCTGGGAGTTCAGTCTACTCCTAATAACACGGCCGATACCCTTTTGTAGAAGACCATTGAATAATGGTCCAACTGCAATAGGGCGATCGGTTTTCGCGTTCTTAGGCACGAAACACAAACGGTCTCCGGGCGAAATAGAAATCTTCCTCTGTTGAGGAGGACCAACTAAAAGATGTTGGTCGTTTCTACGCCAGCCGGGACAAGATTCAAGAAATCTTTTTGAATCTTGGTGACAGTTTGGTGTCGAGTCCATCTTCGATGTCAGCTTATCTAAAGCTGACGTGTTGTTTTTACAACTGTACGAAGCACCTGGTCCGAACTCGAATGTGAGGTCTTCTATCTCAGGACAAGTTCCAAGAACTTTAGCAATTTTACGAGATGTCATAGCCAGTATGGCGTATGTCTCGGGACAGTTATACTGTCCACTAAAGATCTTTTCATTTGTCTGTTGACAGACCTTCTCACAGGCTATGAATGTTTTCATAGCTTCCGTTTTCGGATCATATTGACTCGACCAGGATGGAAACTTCCTAACCGCTGCGGCGATACAAGCATCTTTTAGATAAGATGTTGCATCACTGTATAAGCTAGGGTCGACTTCCAATCCTATGAGCTTACTCTTATCTCTATCATTTAAATGATATTGAACGAGTTTACTGAAGGAAGAATTAACTTCTTGACACATTTGATTAACTAAACGTGTCTGGACCTCTTCGGAAGAGGGCCATTCATCAGTAAAACCGTTGAGTAAGGCATTAGAGGTGTTACACCCCTTTTGCTTCAGTCGCTGTGTTATCACAGTGATTACCTCATAGTTATGTGTTAAAGAATGTGAACAAGTATTAGTAAAGAGGGAAAAGATAGCGATATTATTAATGCTATAATTAACCTTATTACCTTCCAAGTCACGGGGTGTAAAAGAAAGTTTCGAACTCTCTTAAAACGCCTCGATCTTCGGAATTCATACAGGTTCATAACCATCAACGTAAGCTTCAGCAAACGCGGCGTTATTCAACAACATGGATTCAATCATGTTAGAATAATCGTCAATGTGTGCTTGGCTTAAGTCAACCGGTACAGATACTTGAAACTCGACATCGACAGAGTCGGATCGATTTTCAGTAGCTGTTTCTGCAACGTCGACTGGTACGGAATAACGTATGGTTACTCTTCGTTTTACACGAGGAGTATTCCGTGCGTAATCCGCTAGTTTCCCCTGGCGTACAGCCAGAGAACAGGTTGGACTCCCAACTCCAGTTTCAGAGGTTTCGGTACCATCAGATTTCCAACGAGCAATACCATTACGGTTGCTCACAGGATTCATGGTGATATCATCCTCAGCGAAATTGTTGGTGAGAGTAAAACTTGTCATTGCGCCCATAATAGGCTCCTATCTTAGTTAGAGGTTTAATTTTAAATTGAACCTTTCTACCGAGATACACTCTTTATGAGTGCAGCAGCGGTGGTTAGTTTCCAAGGGTCTTTAAAGACCTTTGTAAACATAACCGGTGGGACGAACGGAGGTATCTTATACGCGGGGTGTAAATCCCCATCTGCATAGCCACTATCATTGTTGAAAATGGCAAAGCGGGTGAATGAGTTCCATATAACTTTTGGAGCCCAATGCGCATTTGTTACGCTCGGTTCGGGGTTGTAAGTTGGATTAGAAGGATCGTAAATAAACAATTGTGCCTCTCCGTGATTTTTCACAGAGTGGACATATTGTGTAAGTGCGAGTCCTTTATCATCCGCGAGAGACTCTAACCAATCTCCTATGGGTAGAAACCAATCTACCACAAAAGAGAACGGAACGAGCTCCCATACAACCGACCCTAAGTCCTCTACCCCTAGAAGGGTTTGTATGTCGAACATTTCACTTGCAACTCGGTAACGCATATGGTATGCGACCCGATGACCAATGTTTCCTTGTACCCAAAATTTGGTAAAGGATTCATTGCCCTGTAAATGAAAAGGTTCTAATACGAGGGCTTTTCGGTTATCCTTGAAAGGATCTCCATAACCATGAAAAGATAACAGTGCACCTTTCGGATTCAAATCATCATTAAGAAATTTCTTAATAATAGAAATGAAGTCCTGGATGTCTTGCAATAAGGGTTTCCACCCAAATTGCAGTTCAAGCCAGCCGTTCGACGCGTAGTCAGCTGCTGTTTCCAGCGGTCGACCCTGTTTTCGATTATGGTTATTCCTCTGTCTTAGAGATCTCGTATCGAAATTTCTAGTAACAGAGGAGCCAAGATGGTCTACGATTGCTTGTATCGCCCCGCTTATGTTACCACGCCTCAATTGGCGTATAACACTAGCAACAGTGAGTACAGATTTTACTAAAAGTCGAAGAGAATCATCAATTTCAGCGAGAAATACGCCTAATTGTGCCTCTGTTCGATTTTGTAAACTTCTGTGCAAATTGTTAGCTGCGAGCTGATCAGCTGAAAGCCCTTGTCTCAATTCGTTCTCCAAAAAGGAGGCTTCATGAAACGTGTTACCAATGAATGCATAGTATTTCCATGCATCCATTCTATCGTAAAACGGAATAACCGCCTGATTAAGTGATATACTAATTATTGGACTTGTAGGAATACCGTTAAGTTCGGTTTTCCAAACAGGCCCAAGTTGATTAGATACCATAAAATCAGTCGGGTTTTCCTCGAGAGAATAGGTAACTTGGGATTTCTCGTAGTTCCAACAAGGCAAGTCGTACTTTTCCTTGTTCCTTGCAGCAAGTTCATACTGCGAGGGACCCGGATCACCAGGTTCTAAAGGAGCAAACCGTTGACGTTCTAACGTATAATAACCAAGGTTAATAGTACGTAAGATTGTAGCGGTTCTCTCCCCTGTCCCAGAGTTTAACAACTCTATAGGGAACCATTCATTATGTTTCTTGATTAACAGAAGGCAATCTTCTCTGAATTTTTCAAATTCAGATTCGTATTGCGGATCCGTTATATTTTCAAGATAATCATATAGAATGACGGGTTCTGCGTAATGGGTATCTACGTTATCATCGTAGTAGCCCAAGTGTACGCGAACCCTCAGAACGTAACTTGGTGTAACCCAAGAGAGTGTTGGCATAAAGCTAATCCTCTATTGGTTGTACGACACTTCCAAAACCGCTTAAGTGCG